TCAATGTCATTTAGCGAAGGTAACAGAAACTATGGTTTGCAAATACTTAACATGATTCACACTCTCTGTCCTGAGTTATACCCGACAATGATTAAGGAGCAAAAAAATGTCAGAAACGCTGATGACGGAAGCCAACCAAACAAATGAAGGTGATACGCAGCAGCCAGTAGACGAATCAATTGAAACGACTACTGACACACAGCAGCAAACAGAATCTGCACAGGATCAACAAGATTCGGATGAATCCTCTGTTGAAAGTGAAACTAGCGAATCAGAAGCCCCAGAAGGCGCACCTGATAAATACGAATTCAATGCACAGGTGGCTGACGCACCAGATGAACTCGACCCCGAAGTTTTAACAGCTTTCGGTGAAGTCGCTAAAGAGCTTAACCTACCACAAGATTCTGCACAAAAAGTATTAGATAAAGTCGCACCTGTAATACAGGCAAGACAAGCAAAAGTAGTTGAAGAAGCAAAAATAGGTTGGGCAAACGATGCAAGATCAGATGAAGAATTTGGTGGCGAAAATCTTAATGCCAATCTAGAAATAGCTAAATCATCACTAAAAGCGTTTGGTACTGATGCTTTGACAAATCTGCTGCAAGAATCAGGCTTGGGCAATCATCCCGAAGTAATTCGGTTTATGTACCGAGCAGGTAAGGCTATTAGTGAAGACGCTTATGTTGGTAATTCTGAAGGTGCTATGGGCAAAGGTTCTGGTATACCAAAAGATTTTAACGGCATAGCAAACGCACTATATTCTAATCAGCAAACTAAATAAGGAGTTATTAAATGGCTACTCTCTCAACCTCAAACTTAACACTAGCGGATTGGGCAAAAAGATCTGACCCAGACGGTAGAGTTCCAATTGTTGCAGAACTACTTTCACAAAGCAACGAAATTTTAGAAGATTGCGTTTTTAAAGAAGGTAATTTACCTACTGGTGAACGTGTAATCATTAGAACTGGATTACCATCAGTTTATTGGAGAGCATTAAACCAAGGTATTCCAAACAGTAAGTCAACAACAGCACAAGTTGATGAAGCTTGCGGAATTCTAGAAGCACGTTCTGAAGTAGACAAAGACTTAGCAATGTTAAATGGTAACACTGCACAGTTCCGTTTATCAGAAGACACTGCGTTCTTGGAAGCAATGAACCAGACACAAGCTGAGACAATGTTCTATGGCAACCCCGGAACAGATCCTAAAAAGTTTTTAGGTTTAGCACCAAGATATAGTGCTTTATCTGGAGCTAATAGTTCTACTAATGTTATTAGTGCAGGTGGATCAGGTTCTGACAATTCTTCTGTATATCTAGTTGTTTGGGGTGATCAGACTGTATATTGTCCTTTTCCAAAAGGATCTAAAGCAGGTTTAACACACGAAGATCTAGGTGAGCAAACTGTGTATAACAGTGATGGCACAAGATTACAAGCTTTTGCTACTCGTTATCAGTGGAAAAATGGTCTAGTTGTTAAAGATTGGAGATACGTTGTTCGTATTTGCAACATCGACATTTCTGATTTAGCTGCTGGTTCTGGAACACAGGCTGCTAGTGCAGGTACTGCTCTTATTAAATTAATGACTAAGGCATTGTACAAAATTCCTAACATGGCAATGGGAAGAGCAGCGTTTTATATGAATAGAACAGTTCACTCAGGATTATCTATTGCAGCACTTGACAAGTCTCAATCTGTATTGGCTATTCAAGAAGGTTTATCACAGTTCGGAACAGCACAAAGCTATTTATCATTCTTAGGTGTTCCTCTAAGAAGAGTAGATGCGTTGTTAACAACTGAAGCTGCTGTAAGTTAATTAATTTATTACTAAAGGAGATCTAAAATGATTACAGACAAACTGCTAAGAGTAAGCGAAGATCAAGGAGCAATTACTTCAACTGTTGTTTCTACTGACACTATTGATTTAAGTGTTGCCAGAGACATTGGTGAGGGTACTGCTTTGTACATGAACTTTGCTGTTACCACTGCATTTACTGGCGGTGGCACAGTTAAGTTTGAAGTTATTACTAGTGCAAGTGCAAACTTAGGAAGTCCTACTGTTATTGGTAGTAGCGATGCTATTACTGCTGGTACAACTCTTACATTAGGTAAAAACGTAGTAGTGCGTTTAAATCCTGATATGGGTGGACTAGGCAAAAGATACCTAGGTGCAAGATACACAGTATCTGGTACTGTCGGTGCTGGTAAAGTTACTGCTGATGTAGTAGAAACAATCGGTGATGGACAGAAATCTTATGCTTCTGGCTTTACCGTAGCTTAATAAGGAGAATTTATGCCTATTTACAGAGCTAAAATTAAGTGTTTTGTTGGTGAATCTTTACGAGAAGCCAACGAAGAGTTTGAATATAACGGAAAGCCAAACACTAATATTGAAATTGTTGGTGGATCTGATGTTGTTGATTATGATGCAATGACAAAAGCAGAGCTTGAAGTTTATGGTCGTACTATCGGTGTAGAGCTAGATAGAAGACAAACGAAAGAAACTCTTATTAGTCAACTTGAAACAGCTAGTAAATAGGTATTGGTCTTCTTATCGTTTTACAGGGGGCTAGTAGTAATACTGCTAACCTCCTTTTTTTATAGGAGATGTTATGGCAACTGAAATAGATATTTGCAATCTTGCCTTGGCACATTTAGGCGATGATGCAACTATTGCTTCGATAAAACCACCAGAAGGTTCTGCACAAGCGGAACAAGCTGCTAGGTTTTATCCTATAGCAAGAAATACATTGTTAGAATTTCACACATGGAATTTTGCTTCTAAACGTACAAGTTTAGCAACTGTTAATAACACAATAGATCAATGGGAATATGCATATGCAGCACCTGCTGATATGATTACACCGCTAGCAATATTATCTCCTACAGCACAGAATGATTACGCTACAAGAATGTCTTCTGGCGATACACCCGGAGGTATAACATCTAATTTTGCTCCAACAATATTAGCTGGTCACTATACACCACAACAATTTGTAATTGAAGGAGATTTTATTTATACAAATCAAGAGAATGCATTATTACGTTATCAATCATTAATAACTGATTCAACAAAATTTTCTCCTTTATTTGTTGTTACTTTGTCATGGCATTTAGCTTCTATGTTGGCAGGGCCAATAATTAAGGGAGATCAAGGTAGGGCAGAATCAAAACGTTGCACAGAAATAATGACAGGTTATTTAACAACTGCAAAACAAACAGACAATTTACAAAGAGATATAACCGTAGAACATATTGTGCCTTGGACATCTGGGAGGTAATCAATGCCAAATACACGGACATTTCTTAAATCTTTTTCTAGTGGTGAAATATCACCAGAAATGGCAGGTCGTATTGATGACAGCAAGTATCAACAAGGTGCAGCAACAATGCGTAATTTTATTGCTAAACCACAAGGGCCAGCAGAAAATAGACCGGGGTTCTTTTTTGTTAAGGAAGTAAAAGATTCTACAAAACAAACAAGATTAATACCATTTAGATTTAACGTGTCGCAGACAATGGTTATAGAAATGGGGCATGAATATTTTAGATTTCATACGCAAGGTGCAACTTTACAATACGCAGATGGAGCAGCATGGAATGCCAATATTAGTTATGATCTTGGCACTATTGTAAAACATAACGGTGTAAATTATTACGCTAAATTAGCAAATTCAAATAGCACACCACCTAACTCTACAAATTGGTATGCGTTACCTTCTGATATGACATATGAAGTGCCGTCACCATATCAGGAATCAGAATTATTTGATATTAAATTTGTGCAATCTTCTGACGTTATGACGTTAGTGCATCCTAATCATGAACCAGCAGAACTAAGAAGATTAGGTGCAACTACTTGGCATTTTCTTAATATAGATTTTACGGCAGCAATATCTGCACCGGGAGGATTATCAGTTTCTGCATACCTTCCTTCTTCAGCTAATACAGCTAATGATACTAAAGAAGACCATGTATATGTAGTAACGGCAATAGCTGCTGATGGAGTACGAGAAAGTGCAGCATCATCTAGTGCTTCTGTATCTAATAATATTTTTGTTACAGGAGCTAAAAATACTATTACATGGAACAAAGTAACAGGTGCGTCACGATACAGAGTGTACAAAGAACAAGGTGGATTATTCGGATTTATAGGAGAAAGGGATCACGATTCATCAGGAAATCCAAGTACATATAACATTGTTGACAATAATATTGCACCAGATTTTGCTATAACACCACCACGATACGAAACTATATTTTCTGGTACAAATAATTTTCCTAATGCTGTTTCTTATTTTGAACAACGTAGAGTTTTTGCTGGTACTAATAACGAACCACAAACAATATTCATGACTAGGTCAGGTACAGAAAGTGATATGTCATTTAAATTACCAATACGAGATGATGACCGTATTAAATTTAAAGTTGCTGCTCGTGAAGCAAACAGAATAAAACATATAGTACCGTTGACACAATTGTTATTTATGACAGAAGCTGCGGAGTGGAGAGTAACATCTGTAAACAGCGATGCAATAACACCTACATCTATAGCAGTAAAACCACAATCATATGTAGGAGCTAATGATACGCAACCTGTAGTTGTTAATAACAGTATGGTTTATATTGCAAGCCGTGGTGGTCATGCAAGAGAACTAGGATACAACTGGCAATCTAATGGTTTTATTACTGGTGATTTATCTATTAGAGCTGCACATTTGTTTGATGGTTTTGATATTACAGATATGACTTTAGCTAAAGCACCAACACCAATTGTTTGGATGATTAGTACAAGCGGTAAATTAGTAGGTCTTACATATGTACCAGAACAACAGGTAGGAGCATGGCATCAACATGACACTGACGGCACATTTGAAAGCGTTACAACAGTAGCTGAAGGCAGTGTAGATGCAGCATATTGCGTAATTAAAAGAACTATAAATGGCAATACAAAAAGATATATAGAACGTATGGGTACAAGAGATTATGCGTCACAACGTGATAGTTTTTTTGTAGATTCTGGGAGATCTTATAACGGCACAAATATAAATACAAACCGTCCTATAGAATTAATTAATAGCGGAAATGGTTTTACAAAAGGTAGTTCTGTAACTTTAGAATTTCCATCAAATTCACCAGCATTTAAAGTTGGAAATAATGGATTAACTACAGATTTAAATGATGCAATAGTAATAGTAGATGGCACTGAAACTTATAGATGTGATATTACAGCTATTGCAGATGATCATACTGCAACTGTAAAACTAGATCGTGATTTGCCTAGCAGTTTACAAAACACAGCAATAACTACATATGAAATAGCAGAAAAAACATTATCTGGGTTAAGTCATTTAGTAGGCAAAACAGTAAGTATATTAGCTGACGGTGCTGTACATCCAACTAGAGTGGTAGATAATAATGGCGGTATTGTATTAAACCGTGCAGCTAGTGTTGTACATATTGGTTTACCTTATGTATGTGATTTGCAAACTTTGCCATTAGCATTGCAAACAGAAGCTGTTGGTCAAAGTCGTGTTAAAAATTTAAACCATGCTTGGCTGCGTGTGTTTGAAAGCTCTGGTATATTTGTTGGCCCTACATCAGAAAAATTAGTAGAAGCAAAACAACGTACGACAGAACCATTTGGATCGCCACCAAATTTAAAAACTGAAGATATAAAAATAATGCTTACTCCTTCTTGGCAAGATTATGGTCAAATATTTATTAGGCAAACTGATCCATTACCATTAACAGTTGTTGGAGTTACTTTAGAAGTATCTATCGGTGGATAGTGTAACCGTAAACCGATAAACTGTTTGTATAGTATAAAAATAAATAGGTGTTGAACTTATGGCAATAAAGTGGAAAAGTTGGGAGACAGTAGGCGGAATAATGTCAATAGGCGGTACTGTAAATAGTATTATTGGCAATATCGCAGCATCAGACAGACAAAGATACGAAGCAGAAAGTGCAGGGTTAAATTTAGAACTACAAAGTAATTTAGCTGATATAAATGCAGACATGTTAACTTTAGAAGCACAACAAGTAGCAAGGGCATATAACAGACAAATAATGACTAAAACAATGGCAGCAGGGTTAAAAACAGGTACTGCTAGAGCAAGTTTTGCTGCAAGGGGTATACAAATGGGTGTTGGTAGTACTGCAAATGTTTTTGCAACCTCTGCAATTATGAGAGAAATAGATAAATTAACAATGAATAGTAATAAGGTTAGAGCAGTAAATCAGATGAGAACAAGAGGAGTACAGGCTGATATAAGAGGAGATATGTTAGGTGTATCTGCAAATAATATGTTTGCCAGTGCATCAACAGTAAGTCCGTTTTTAAATATGGCATCAACCTTACTTACTGGTGCTGCTGACTTTGCTAAAAACAAAGGTTACGGATTTATTCCCGGACTTGAATAATTATGGCAACAGTACCTTTACAACAAACACCTACAGAACAAATAGAGACAGGTGGAACACCATTATTTTCTGCAACTAATATACAGCCAGTACAAGATACAGGTGTTGCACAAGATATAGGACGTTTAAGTAATGCACAAAAACAATTTGCCCAAATAGCATTACAGTTACAAGACGAACAGGATGATGTCAAAGTTAATGAAGGAATAAGAGAATATAATAATTATGCTGATCAGCAACTAAATAGTTTTTTACAACTTCGTGGTGGTGATGCAATAAAAACATTGCGTGTAGAAGATGGTAGAGAATATCTTGTAGCAGATGAATTACGTTCTAATTTAAATAATAAAGGTCAGGAAATTTTAGACAAATTAGGCAATAGTAATCAGAAGCAAATATTTACTGAAAAATTTGACGCATTAAGACGTATAGCAATTAATAAAGCTACTAAACATTCTATAACAGAAAGACGTAAACAATTGGATGCAGATACAAAAGCAGCTATAGAATTAGCCCAGAGTAATGCAATTGCCACGTATGAAAATGCATTAGAACCAGATGGTGAGCATGTAAAATTTGTTGGTACAGGTTTAGTTGAAATTAAAAGAAAACATGATTTAAAAGGTAACAATACTGATCCGACACAAGGTCGATTAAGCAATCAATATTTATTAGATGTACGAAATTTTAACTTAGCTGTAACACAAGGTGTTTATAAAAATTTAAAAGAGGCTGAAGAACATCAATTAGCAAAAGAATATTTAGAATCGCAAAAACCACCAGAATTAAAAAACGTACAAACAGAACAAGAAAAAGAATTAGAAAAATCACATAAAGAATTTAATGCTAAACAAATTAGCAGTGCAATTTTAATAAACAATAATAATCAAAATGATGGTAGTTATTTAAGTGTTGTAAATAAATTATTAACTTTAAAAAGTAATCATTATGTTGATGACGGTACAGGTGCATCTGTTAAAGATGGTTTACGTAGTAATGAATTTAATATTGTAGGTCAGACAAGAGAGAACAATATTAACACTTTAGAATTAGAAAGAAACAAATCTAAATTTTACAGATTAAATTCTAATTTAACGTTAATTGAACAACATCAACCAATACATTTACAAGCATTATTACATTTAGGTTTTAAAAAAGCAGATTCCTTATATACAAAAGCAGAACGAGAATATAAAGCTAGTATTTCAATTCCTAAAAAAATAATTAGACAAAGAGCTAAAACAGGTAATCGTGAAAAATATATAAAAGAATTTTTAAATAACCCAGATAATTTTGAAACAATAAATACCGATATTGCAAATAGATATGTTGATTTAATTGTTAAAGAAGCTAAAAGAAAATACTCTAAGTTTTCTGTTAAAACAAAAAATACATTTCCAAATGCACCTCAAAGAAATCAATTTCCTCCAACAAGACAAGGTAGTACAGATTTTACTAAAGCGTTAAAAGAACATAAAGAAAATTTAGATAATGCCGTACCAATTAATGTTAATGTGCCAGTTAAACAAGGTGGTTTAGGTTCATTTGATTTAGAACAAATAGAAAAAACTAACAAATACATAAATCAAATTGCTAATGATTTACAGATTTTAGTTAAAGACACTGATTATAATTTTAGTCAAATGGCAGAATCACAAATTAAAGTTGATAAAATTACAGGGTTACAACCAAAAAATATTTTAAAACAAAAAGTAAAAGAAACTATAACAGAATCAGAAGACCAGCAAATAGCTTTAAATGATTTAGATATAAAATATGAAAAAATAAAAAATGAACGAGAAACAACTTACAACAATATATTTACTAAGGCAAAATTAATAGCTAATGCAGAACCAAATGGTTATGAAAATTTAGCACAGAACAATATAGATATAAATCTTTTTACAGAGGAAGACCAAAAAATATTAAAACAAAAACCACCGCAAGAATCTGATGATAATACAGTTGTTGAATTAATAGATAACCCTGCTGAATTAAGAGATAATATAGATTCACATATACATAAACTTACCAGACCACAATATGCTGAATTAAAAAGATATGCAGAAAGTTTGAAAAGTGAAAATAATTATGTAGAAGCTACAGGTAATATCAACATGTTAAAAACTACTTTGGATAGATATGACATGGGTAATTTGCACAGGAATAAAAGTAAGAAAAATAACATAAAATATATAGCAATACATGACGCATGGTTAAAAGAAATTAACGCACGACAAATTGCAAATAATAATAAGAAATTAACAATGGGTCAAAAACAGGAAGCACTTAATTATGTGTTGTTAACTGATTTAGTTAGTGTTGATAGACGTTTTGGTCGTGATAGGACAGACGTAATACCTGCTACTGTTGAGTTTGATAACTTACAAAATATATATGTGGATGTTTTATTTGAAGGACAAAATGTAAAAGTCTTTACAAGTAAAATTAATGACGAAGTACTCAAATTAATACAAGATTCTATAAGAGGTAAAAATAAATACCCTACGCAAACACTTATTGCTGAATATTGGCTTAAATCAAATAAAGCAGAAACTGAAGCAGAAGCTAGAAAAAATCTTGAAAATTATGGGTTAACTGATTAATTATGCCTACTAATCCTTTTGACATTTTAGATCAAACACCAAGTCAAAACTATGGCAATGATAATCCGTTTGACATTATTGATGAAAGAGATAATCAAAATAGAGAAAAATTATTAAGACAAACCTTAATTAATGTTTCTAAATTAGATCCCGAAAGAACTGGTGCAGCACAAAAATTAGCAGAACGTTTAAATTTACCATCTAATATTGCTTTAGATAGTGAAGAAACTTTTGAACTTTTAAAAGAAAGAAATAAAGAAAGAGATATATATGAAATGGATATGGCGCAGACAAATCCTATATTAATGCGTCATTTAACTGATCCTAATTTTGCAGCTATAGCGCAAGACAATGTAGAAAAATTAGGTCTTATAGAAAATGCATTTAATAGCGTACGAGATCTTCCAGAAAACGTTTCGCAAGGTTTTGAATCAGGAAGATTAGAAGCTGAACAAGGAAAACTGGGAAC